GCGTGGATTGACCACGAGAAAAGTTGGATTGGTGATACTCAGTGGATGGAATGTGGGAAAGATAATGATATAAGCCAGTTCAAGGGCGAAACTTGTTATGCTGGCTTGGACTTGTCATCCACGACCGACCTTACGGCTCTTAGCCTGTGTTTTTATAAAGAGGACAAATATTATATTTTCTGTTATGCCTTTTGTCCCAGCGATAATATAAAAATGCGTAGCCGCAAAGACAAGGTGCCATATGAACTATGGGAAAAACAAGGTCATCTTATTTCTACGCCCGGTAATGCCACTGATTATGAATATATCATAAACTTGCTATCTAATTTATCAAAAGATTATAATATAGAAGGCATATGTATTGATAGATGGAATAGCAGTTATTTGAGCACCAAGTTGATGGATAATGGCTTCAATGTTATAGCATTTGGTCAAGGCTTTGCCAGTATGGCAAGTCCGGTGCGAGCAATGGAAAGATTGGTACTAAGCAAAAACATAGTACATAACAACAATCCAGTACTGCGTTGGTGTATGAGCAATGTTATACTAAAAATGGATGCGGCAGGCAATGCCAAGGCAGATAAAGCCAAAAGCCGTGAGCGTATAGACCTTGTAATATCCAGCCTAATGGCATTAGAAGAATGCAGCAAGCATAACTATGCTTCTGGCACAGGTGAGGTAAGTTGGATATAAAATAGCAAAAAAACTATATTTTGTATTATACTTATATAGTTATATAGACAATGGCACTATTTGATTTTCTAAAACCTAATAAAAAGCAGGCTGAACAGCCTATAGAAGTTCGTAGCGATACTATACCGGGCAATATTGTTCAATCTTGGGATAGTGCATTTGGCTATGGTAAAAATGTTGATAGGCTGAGTATTGTATATGGATGCGTAAATCTACTTTCATCTACCATCGCAAGCCTGCCAATACAACTCAACCGCAAGTTGGCAAAAGGCCATACACCAGCAGTTGAGCATCCATACTATAATCTTATTACAAAAAAGCCAAATGGCTTTCAGACAAACTTTTCATTTTGGCAATGGGGCATAACTCAGTTACTGATGTTTGGAAATGTGTATATACAAAAAGTTCGTCGCAATGACGGAACGATTGCTGAACTATTTCCAATGAACCCAATCAGCGTAGAGATTGATGTGCGTGAAGATGGACTGCCATACTATAGAATGAATATGGTCAGCACAGATGGCACCAACTATTACAAGGAATATAGTGCTGACCAAATCATACATATCAAGGGATATAGCCGCAACGGCATATATGGACTAAGTGCCGTAGATACATTTAGAACTCTTTTTGACGGATATAGCGAACTTGAGCAGGCAGGCACACAGATTGCCAAGAATGCTGCCAAGCCAGCAGGTGTAGTATATTATCCGGGCAATATGAAGGAAGAAGAACTGCAAAAACTAAAGACAGGATGGAAGTCAGGCTTTACTGGCACCAACTCTGGCAAGACCGCATTTCTGCCAACTACCATAAAACTTGAAACGGCTAATACAGGTATGACTGCTCAAGATGCTGAGTATATACAGCAAAAGCAGTTCAGTGCTCAACGCATTGCCGCAGATATTTTTAGAGTTCCTGCTCATATGTTGGCCCTGCAAAATACACCAACATATGCCAGCGTAGAAATGCAGGCTATAGAATTTGTAACATACACACTAAACCCAATCATCACAAATATTGAGCAACAACTACAAAAACAAATGCTTGATGATGACGATGAAGTGTATGTGAATTTCAATGTCAATGGACTGCTTAGAGGCGATGTCAAGACCAGAATAGAATATTATAGATTTGCTCTTGAGCACGGCGTAATGACCGCAAATCAAGTCAATGAAGAAGAAGACAGCGGCATCAACATCCCAGCCGAAAAGGGTGGCGATGATTATGTTCGTCCATTGAACTTTGGCGTAATATACAATGCCCCAGCAACTGGGTCTATTTTACAACAATAATACTATTTATATACTATGAAAGATAATCTAGAATACAGAGGATATATGATGGAGGATGTCAAGATTGACAAAGAAAATCGTGTCATTACTGGCAGAGCCGTAGTTTATAATAGTATGAGCAATGAACTTCGCACAATGAGCGGAGACAAGTTTCGTGAAATCATTATGCCGGGTGCTTTGAGAGAAAGCATAGACAAGAATGATGTATTGGCTTTCAAGGAGCATAATCCTGTTTATTTGCTCGGTCGTAAGTCAGCAGGAACCCTAATGTTGGAAGACAGGGCTGATGGACTTTATGTAAAGATTGATGTTCCAAAGACATCATACGGAGATGATACACTGGTTAGTGCTGAACGTGGAGACCTACGTGGCTTTAGTTTTGGCTTCAACAGCCCACGCAGCAAGAACTATGTTCGCAGCGGAGAAAAGATACGTGAAATACAAAGCCTAAATCTACGTGAAGTTAGTGTTGTATCCAGCCCAGCATATAGTGAAACAACGCTGAGTGTTATGCGTAATGAAGATTTTGTGGAAAACTTGGACAAGGAACAAGGAGAAAAAGTTGATGCTCCTGCTCCAGAAGTTAGAAAAGAAGACAAAGCACCAGAAACGCCAGCAGTTGTTCAGCCAGAAGTACAAAAGGCTGATAAAAGCAAGGACTATGACCTGCGTTTCAAGTTTTTATCATTGGATAAAAAATAAAACTTTTGCCGAGGCACAACCTCGTGCTCAGTCAATAAAAACAACAATAACAATAAAATAAGGAAATAAGTATGAGTAATCTACTAAAAACCCGCAACGAGGTATATTCCCAGATGAAAAACATTATGGATATTGCCTCTGATAAACGTTCCGAAGGCGACTACGCAAAGTTTGACGCTTTGGAAAATGAATACAACAAACTCACCAAGCAGATTGAAGCCGAAGTTCGCTTTGACGCAATCAACGGCAAGATGGGTGAAGTACTAGACAAGCGTGCCATCAACAGCAAAACTGGTCCAAGTGAAGATGAATATCGTTCAGCCTTCTTGACATATGTTCGCACCGGCAACACCGACGAACTACGTCAGTTGAACAGTTTCAGCACCAGCGAAGGTGGCGTCAATGTTCCTGTCATTCTTCTGCAAACCATTCAACGCACTCTTCTACAGAACTCTGTAATGCGTCGTATTGGTGCTCGCACCATCCAGACCACCAGCACCACAACTCTTCCAATCGTTGGAAGTGGTGTCACCGCAGTGTTCAAGGACCAGAACCCATCTGCTTCATACTCTGAAACAGACGTTTCGTTCAGTTCTGCTACACTTGGTGCTTATAAGGCTACCGCCCTCATCAAGGTCTCGGAAGAACTCTTGCAGGACGCTTCTACCGACTTGGAAAGCACACTCGCTGCTGAAATGGGTATTGGCTTCGGCAACTTGGAAGAAAAAGCATTCGTCTCTGGTTCAGGCACAAATGAACCACGCGGTATCCTCCGCTACACGACTGCTGGTGGAAACGCTGCATTGAGCCAAAACCTTGGTTCAAGCACAGGTTCTGCTCTTCTGGACAATATGATTGCTGCATACTACAAGATGCCAGGCAATCGTCGTCAGGAAGCCGTCTGGATCGTTGGCGATGGTCTCGCTTCCCAGATGCGTCAGTTGAAGGCTTCTACCGCTGGTACATACCTGTGGGAAGTTTCCGTTCAGGCTGGTCAGCCAGACCTATTCTTGGGTCGTCCAGTATATACTACATACGCCGCTCCTGCTACTTGGCAGTCCACAACTGGCGTAATGGGTGCATTGCTATATCCTCAGCACTTCGTAATCGGTGACCGTGGTGGCTACTCGCTACAACGCCTCAACGAACTATATGCTGCTGAAGGCAATATCGGCTGGAGAGCACACAAGAGATTTGACTCTGCTCTAACTGACGGCAACTCGCTCGTCAAGTTGGTCGCAAACGTCGCCTAATATTTGTTAGGTTCTCTATAACTAAGGCCCGCAGCAATGCGGGCCTTTTTTTATCCATTTATTATTCTGTATAAGGCTATTTATAGTTATAATCCTCTATTTATAGTATATGAGAACCAGAACAAATAAATCAAACTACGGGACTACCCAAACAG